AGTAAATGTTGGTTCATCAAGTGATGCCTTTCCTTCAGGATTATCAGGATCAGTTCCATTCTGTAAGCAAATATAAACTTTATAGTCTGAATTTACTACAAAATAATTTGCAGCATATAAAGTAGTTGCATTAGAAGGTTTAGATGGATTTTCTGCTGTAATATCATTTCTATACATGTCATAGGTTATACCTGATGCCCATGTATTCTTTTTAACAACTTGCTTTATATCGCTTGTATCTACCTTTTTCAAGGCTATCATCGTATCCCAATATTCATTCTCTTGATTAAAACTATCCCGTGGATCAGGTGGAGTCGTATTCCAATCAGAATCAACCTGCGTAGCATTTGGTAAACCAATCCATGTATAAAATGAATTAGTCGTGGATGCTACGCTGGCGACAAAATCTTTAGTATTTAATATACGAAGTTGATCAGTTATAATTGCAGCCATTTTGCGATAGTTTTTTACTTATTTATTAAGATTTTTTGGTGACTAAAGTAGACACACGAGGATATTTAGTTCCTGCAGTAGTATAATCACGAGCACCATATGCTGAATCAGGATCTAAAACACCAGTTTCAGGTCTTTGTTTAAAGTAAAACAAATACCTATTAGAAGATCCTTGCAAAGAAGTAGTGTCGGAAGTGCTTCCTCCACTATCAGTTAATTGATCAGATTTGCAATGTTGTTCAAGATAAGCAACACAGTCAGATTGACTCAAACGTGGTTCTTGTTCCAATAAACAAGCAAGAGCCCCGCATACTTGAGGAGATGCCATACTTGTTCCATCATATTTGGCAAAAAGAAAATCACTGTCTCTTGGATCCTCTACCGTAGTAGTAGTTCCTCCAGTTACAGCATTTCCATTCACAGCAGAAATAATATTATCACCAGGACCATAAGTCGTTATTCTAGGTCCACAATCACTAAACACTGCTTTCTTTTCAGTAGCATTTGCATCTGCTGCTCCTGTGCATATTACATTTTCTCCAGTTACATTCCAAGATCCTCTATGATAATTGTATGCAGTACCACTTACAGTAACAGTATCATTATATTCATCCCCACCAGAGACATCCCATCTCATCTGATCATTCCCTGCTGCTCCCACTAAGATTACACCTGCACCAATAGCGTCTTCAAGATCAGAAACATAAGCGGTAACATATGCAGCAACAGTCAAAGTTGTTGCATTATAGGATCTAGTGCTTATTCCATAAGTATTAAAATCAGAATCTGTAAATCCAGAATTATAAGTAACTCCATCATGCACTACTTGAGTAATCCCAGAACGTGCAAGTGAATAAGAAGAACCCCAACTACTATTCACAATAGTGGGATTTTTACGTCCAGTAGCAGCATTTACTGATTTATTTTCATGAAAATATTTTACATATTCAAAAAGATGATCAGTAGGGATCTGTCCATCAAAAGGACTCATGCTATAGATGTTAGCGTTTCTTGCCCATCCTTGAGTATTTCCGCATACAGTTCCTGCTACATGCATCCCATGATTATCATTAGCATTATTTCCTGAAGTATAAGTATAAGTTCCATCACCTCCACCTTCTATTTCATCTTTATATTGAAGCCAATTAAAGTGATTAACTCTTGTACCACCACTTCCATCAGCATATTGTTGAAATTCTGGATGAGTAGTGCCTATCAAACCATCCATAATAATTACATCTACATTTTTTCCCGAACTAGTGGTATTAATGGTAGCACTTTCAGCAACCGTACTATCTGCTCCCCATCCAGAAACTTGTGATCCCCTTATTGAGCGATAAAGTCCCCAATTTTTATTAGTGGCTCCTACGGTAGCACTTTTATTCCAATCAGTTGAAGTTTGTGTATATACAGGTTTATTAGTAATAGTATCTAATTGAGATCTAGAAATTATATCTCTGACTCGTGAATCACCTTTTAATGTAGATGCTTCTGAATCGGTGAGATTATAGTTAGTATTTCTACTTTTAGGTCTTCTCTTCAAACAACTTACTGCCCTTGTAGGAATAGATCCAGATCCCCCTGATGATTCCATTTCAGTATAGAAATCAGACAGATCCTCGTGTTTGTTAAGAGTAACTACATATTCTTCCATTTATTAGTCCTCTAACTGAAGAACTGTTAAATTAACAGTAGTAACTCCAGCAGCTGCTTCTTTGTTAGTAACTGCCACAAAAATAGAACTTGCAACTGAGACGGGATCGTTATTCCATCCAATCACTCCTGGCGACATTATGAATGTACTAAACCCTGCTGTAGATGTTGCTACTTCAGCAATGACTCCAGAACCAGGAGTAGGATCAGTTTGTTCCTGTCTAGTAGTTATATCACTATCCCTAGAAGCCGCATCAGTGTATATCCTTACCCATGCAGCACTTGTGATTCCAACCTTATACAAGTTATATGATTTAAATCCCGCTATATCAAATTTAGCAGTGCTTCCTATACCAATTGATGTACTTGCACCTGATACCACAACTCTGGAAGGAAGAGTAGCAATACCTGTTAATTGAGATCCATCACCATAATAAGTGACAACACCCACTGCTGCTCCCACAGTTGCTCCTAAACCTGACGAATCTTTAGTATGGATAACATTAGATACTGTACCAATACCACTTACATTGAAAGAGGCAACAGTAGTAATACCAGTGATATTAAGATCCTTTAGAGTTCCTATACCAGCCGCAATATTAATACCAGCATTATCAATAGTAACCCCAGATCCTACAACTGCACTTGTTCCTGTAATGACTCCAACACTTAAATTACTTGAAGTAATAACACCTGTAACATTTAGATGTTGAGTAGTAGTTACTCCAATAACCCCTAGTTGAGTTATAGTAGTAATTCCATTTATATCTACATTTCCTAAAACAGTTAAAATAGACGTAGAAGTACTTGTTCCAAGACCAACATTTCTTAATGTATGAATACCTAAACTATTACTTTTAAAAGTTCCTGCAATCGAAGTTAAATTAGTTCCATCTCCATATGTATTATAAATTTCATTAAAATTATGATTAATAATTCCAGCACCAGCTCGCAGGGTATCACCTGTTCCATCATTAGCGGAAGATCCAGTATCTATTCCTATTTTAGCCATTTTATGCTAGTTGTTTAATGGTATTTATTACGAATAATTCTTATATTTCAATGGAGCAACTCTTCTCACAATTCCTGAAGTGGAGATACCGCCTGTACCTCTTTCTCCATAGAAATTAAATCCAGCAGGATTAGATCTACCTCCGAATTCTATTTTACCCCAACTATAATCACCCATGTGACTTTCAGTAGTTATTCCTCCACTGTAGGTAGTATAATTACCACCACCAGCATCAAAGGTATAACCAGTAGAATCAAACTTTATCTCTAAGGATGAGAATGTATCTCCACTAAATTTATCCACCATTGAAAATACTCTAGTCACATATGTCATTCCTGTTCCTACAGTAGCAATTCCAATAGAGGTTTTAGCAACACTTACTATTGCGAAATCAGCCACTTGATAAACATTATTAACAAATTGAGTTCCTACACCAATTGAATTGCCTCCAACATCATAAGAAGTGATTGCTGTGTTACTTCCTCCAACATTGGAGTTATTAACAATAAAGTAATCACCTGTGCTTATTCCACTAACTGTAACTGCTGTTGAAACAATGGAGGTATTTCTAAGGAAAGAATCTCCTGGAATGTGAAGATCAAAGATAAATCTATTAAAGTCTCCAACCGTTGTGGTTCCAAATCCAACAATCTGACCGAAATCACCAGCATAAGAGTCTGCTTTAGTCACTTCACGACTAGCACTAGGAACTTCAATAAGAACTTCTGGTGGATTAGTAGAAGTATATCCTGTTCCTGCCTCAGTAACAGATATACTATAAACAGTTCCTCCTGCACTCACACCTGCAACTGCTTGAGCTCGTTGGGTTGTTCCTAATCCTACAGGATTACCTACTATTACTACAGGAGTGGTCGTATAACCCACACCACCATCTGTAATTGTTATAGAGGTAATAGTTCCAGATGATCCAACCGTAGCACTGGCAGTTGCAGCAGTGATAAGATCCTGAGAAATTAGAGCAATCTCATTAATCTTAGCCGCCGTTTGATCTTCATTTAGTGGATTAAATACTGTTGTCACATTTTCTACATATGCAACAGTTGATCCGAGTCCAACAGGTTGTAATAAAATAGTGGTAGGTTGAATCAAGGACTCTAACTCTTCACGACTCTTACTGATTATTTGTCCATTAATAATCTTATCAACACCCTGCTTACACCATGTGACCGTTCTCTTGCAATCTGGATCTCCATTAATACCAACACCAGTATATGCATTAGTATCTACAACATCACTTGCTACTACTTCTTTCACTAGTCTCTTATCTTCTTCTATAGAATCAGTACAAAGATCACCATCTCCACCAATTTGAAGAGTGTCTCCTTTCTTAACAGTTTCTAATACATCCTTAAAGGTAACATCAGTATCACCACTTCCTTTATAGAAGAGAATCTTACAGGTATCGCCATTAAAGGATCCATCAGTTTCACGTCCTTTAGGAGCTTCAGAGAATGTTAGAATACTTCCGTTTGTAAGAGTGTAACCCTCACCAGGTACTTGAAGAGTATCATTAACAAAAACTAGAATAGTAGATTGAACATCAATATTAGATCCCTCTCTTGCTCTAATCGTAATTGGAGCTCCATCCTTCTTAAGGGTGAAGACTTTCTTACTTCCATTAAATTCACTTTGAATTTTATCAAGAACTTCAAGTTGTCCAAAATGCCAACCCGCAAATGAATCAGTAGATACATCCTGTATTGTGATCTGGAATTCTTCAAAAGTTTTGGATGGATCAGTAGGGATACCAGTTGTTCCCATCTTAGGAACAGTCAAAACTTGATCATCTTGATATCCATAACCAGTATTTTTTATCTCAAACTGTGTAACACTAGATCCTTGACCAACTACAATATCAACGGTGGCTTGTGTTCCAATTCCTGTTGTTCCAGAAGAACTATAAACTAGAGGAATATTTGTATATCCAAGTGGTTCATCAATTATAACATCCATTTGTCTATTAACTGTTCCCCCTCTAGAATAGAAATGTGCTCTTGTAGAAACACCACTATTAATAGTAAAGGATGTAGTATTACCAACAGTTAATATTGTGGATCCACTAGCAGCAGGATCAGTACCACTATCAGAGAAATTTATATCTCTAGGAGCTATCAAAGCAGGTTGTATTGTGCCACCTGATGCATAGAATGTAGGAACAGTGGAAACACCTGCATTTATTGTAAACTGAGTAGCACTTGCCACGCCAGTGACAGGGGTTCCACCATAAGCAGGATCACTGGTTCTTGGATATAAATGAGTAGCAGCTCCATCATCTAATGCACAAGTAAATGCTAATCCAGTAAGCACCACATCACTTGCTTTACCACTAACAGACAGTCCATGAGCACTAGATGTGGTGACTGTCATGATACCTGTAGTATTGTCGTATATGGCACTCTGAACGCCCACAGCAGGGAGGTAATCACATGTGAATGCAATTCCTGCTAACTTGACTTCTTGCCCTACTGCAAGACCGTGGGCTGTCGTTGTAGTGATAGTTGTGATACCAGTTGTAGAGGTATATCCAACATCATAGACATCTCTAGGTGCATAAATGATTTGACTGTTTGTAATCGCTATTCCTGTGATATGACCATCCGTAATCGCAGCAGTACCAATACCAATTAATTGTGATTGAGTGTTAGTCCCTGTTTGAATAGCAACATTAACAGTTGTCTGAACTCCTATTCTATAACCCGAACCACTATTACCTATACTAATAGAGGAAACAGTTCCAGCAGTAGAAACAATCGCTGTTCCACCCGCAGCTACAAGTGGTTGATATCCAAAACCACCAGTAGAACCAACGGAAGCAACTACACCACCAACAGGAATATTAGAGTTATTAGGATCACTTGCAAGAGAAGTTGCTGTTCCTGTAAATGTTATAGTCGTAATTCCCGAACCTTGAGATAATGTGTAATCTTGAGGGGTATCCAATGTACCAGTTGGACCTTGGAAAATACCATTAATAAGAATACAAGCATTATTAGTAGAAAATCCTACAGCATTTGAACCATCTGATTTTAAAGTAAAGGTCTTACCAACACCAGTAAATCCTTCAGATATATCATCGAAAATTTGGTTAGTTGCATAAGGTCTATTACTACTATCTGCAGCTGCTCCTCTCATGAAGGTTCTTCCTTGGAAAGTGGAGAATGTAGTAATTCCTACCCAATCTCTGCTTTCTGGTTCATTAGTTGTAGAACTAATCGGAGTTGGCCCTTTAGGTGCTTCAATGAAGTTAATAGTATTTTCAACAATATTATAATCACCTTCGACTTTAGTAATTAAAGAATCCATAGTATGAATTCCTAATGCTGTTCCCATCCATTGACGATCAACTGCAAGGTAATTAGTGCTACCAAATCCTACTGTTGTAACCTTCATTATCTCTTCATTGATCTTAATTAGATCTCCACCGAAGATAGATGTGACTCCAGAAGTTTTTACTGTTACATCTGCAATTCCCAATAGATTGGTTAATCCAGTTGTAACCGAAGTCGCAACAATGGGTTGTTGAATTGCATTATCAATTCCAATTAGACATTTAGTATTTTGATTACGTGCTGTTATGGTATGTGCTACTCCTGTACCAACTGCGGTTAAGTGCAATTCACTTGGAACTGTTTTTAAGGCATCTTCTGCAGTCTTTGCAAATTTAAGAGTAGTTTCATCAACCTTAATGGCATATACTGTAGAAGGAAGAAGAGTGGTAGTACCAATACCTGTAATCGTCGTTGTTGCAATTCCAATAGGAGTATCAGCTCCAGCAGAGTAGGTAACTTCTTCACCAGTTACGAAGAAGTGTTGTGGAATTGTTACGCTATTCTTAGTTAGATCAACTACAGTAGAATCACTACCATCAAATGCTCTTGCAAATATATCTCTTCCATCGTGTTGTAAATTAAATGCTCTAACAACATCGATACCCGTTCCTTCATACTCTCCAAATCCAGCTCGAATTGATGCATTATTAAGATCAATCTCATCTACCGAAGTAATAGCAGAATTCTCAGCAGCAATCTGCAAACTCATCTGGAAAACACGAACCTGAACATGAGTGCTGGCATTAGGAGTGTAATAAAGATTCACATAATTAGATGAAACTGCAGCACCAACTGTTCCTAAACCAGCAACACTTGTAATGTTTCCATATTCAGTTATGTAAGTTTCTGTACTATCATTTAAAACAATAACCTCAGACATTTCATAACGATTATTAGTAACATCCTCTACACTAAGAATATAATAAGCAGCATTATGATCATTAGTTTCCACTGTGTTATTAATATCATACTGAGCGATGACATTTTGTGTGGGAGAACCTGAAGCATTAATAGATGTATAAGTAGAATCTATGAAAGCAAGATCTTGAACTCCATTACCAAGGAATTGTGTTCCGATTCCTGTACTACCTGAAGCAGTGTCTGCTATAGAAACTCTTATAGTATCTACTGAAGCTGCTATACCTGTATGAGGAACAAACTGAACAATTATATCTCCAGTGGCCATTGATGCAGTATATGTACCAAGACCAGCACCACCACCAGTAGTATCGCTATCAGTTGCTAATTGACCATATTCCAATAGATCAACATTGGTTCCATCATGAAGAATACTGAGTTCATCATATTCCAATCTTCCATTATCGCCATTAATCATAACAAGAACTTTTGAACTTCTATATGTGGATGCAATTCCAACAATTGTAGTAGCAGTTCCTGTAGGGACAGCAGTTTGAGTGGAATTAATATTAATAAAATTACCAAGAGTGGTTGATCCAATACCTGTAGTATTGGCAAAACCAATTATATCAAAACTAGCTGCAGTAATGTTGTAATTGTTAACACTATACTTCGTTGGATAAAATAGAAGTTGACCATTATTACCACTTATACCAAAATCAAAACTTCCTAAGTTCAAAACTGAATCTACTGTTCCGTAGTTATTAATATAACCTGTTGATCCGTTCTGTAAAAGAGACACTAAACTGACCTGACGTTCTCCAGTAAAAGTTTTGTCTTTAACAAGAGTAACAAATTTCTTAGATCTTTGTGTAATAGAAAATTCCGTTGCAACAGAGAATCTAGTGGCTCTAGGGAGACTACTAAATTCTGTACTGAAATCATCAATAGTTAAAACTCTATTACCTACAGATTCAAAATAATCAGTTAAAACTCTAGAGTTAAAATATATTTGATCAGATAGAGTTTCATCATCACTAATGCTTAAAGAATTTTCTGTAACCAAATCAAAACTTGGATAGCAATTAACATCAACTACTCCAATAGCATCAATAAATGCCACTAAATCACTATCTTTAGCAGAAGTAGGTGCAGCATCAGAATGTGACTCTACCAACAAATCACTAAATTTTAAAAATCCACTAGGATGATTTAATTTTGTTACTGCATCATCCCACTTATCTAACGATACTTTAGATTTTAATGAATAAGAGAAATTTTGATAGTAGAAATTATCAGGCAATCTTTGAAGAGTATCATTAAGGAATCCTGTCTCTCTTTCCCACCCTTGCTTCACTACTGATCCAGCATCAATTTTAATATCAGATTCAAAATTAATTTTAGATTCTATAGTTCCTGCAGTTCTAGAAGTTGTACCCTGAATTAAATCCCCAACATCAAACTCATCAGATGAAGATATTTTTAAACTTTCATTTTGGTTATCCCAACTTTCGACCTTTCCAACTTTATTTCCTGCTTTAACTTGCTCACCTTCAATGAAATTATTCTTTTGAAGTTTAATGTCAAACTGAGGGAAATATTTTTGAGGAACAATTACTCCAGCGGAATTCAAAACATCTTGATTACCAGGATATGCATTCTCTGGTAAAAGTCCAGCCAAACTATAAGTAACAAATCCAACATTAGTTCCTCCAAGAGGAATATTAACATCAGTTAGAGTAAAGAGGGAATACTCATACTTAGAAGAATTATATCCATATCCAGTAGTACCTACACCAACACTTACATTTTCAATGAGAACCTTATCACCAACTGAGAAAGGAACATCACTGGCATCACTAAACGCAGTATTTAAACCAATAGTAACATCTTGGGTACTAGAATCATAGGTAATAGTATTAATACCAATTCCATTTACGTTACCTGTAGGGATAATGGTAGGAGGAGTATTATACATTCCCTTTGTATTCTTCAAAATAGTGACTTGCTGATCACCAATTTGATATTCTAAATCCACATCTTTTACTTGTTTACCTGTAAATCCATCAAGAACAAGTAAGTTGGGTGCTATAGTATAATTCTTACCAGCAGAACTAATTCCAATCGATTCAAAAGATGTTAATGATTCAATTTGTAATATTTCAGGAAGATTAGCCACAGGTCTTACAGTATTATCTGCTGAATAATTAAAACCAATATTTTCAATTTCAGTAGAAACTATCTTACCAATACTACTGCTAGATGGTTCTAAAATAGAGTCAGTTCCCACACCAGTAACAATAGAAGAAACACCAACTATTTCAGAATATCCACTTCCTTTTGACTTTAATTTAATTTCAGCAATTGCACCATATGCAGTACTAGAATCTGTAGTATACTCTAATAAAGATTCTGATTCACTATAAGCAGGTCTTTCAGGGCGGTTTGTTAAATTATATGTAAATGTATTAGTAGACCCAATACCAATTACTGCAAACTCTCCAGAATATACACTATCTTTAATGCCAATTTGATTATATCCTTCTATCTCTTTATCAACAACAATTCCCTTTTTACTTTCTGTAATTAAGGTTTCATTAATTGGAGTAAACTTATAATATAATATTTCAGGCAAGTCTTGAGTAACACTTAGATTTAAACTTGCATTAGTGCTAATACCTACTTTTCCTATTTTGGATACTTCAAAAGTAGTGCTAGAAGATGTAGAATAAAATTCATTTTCAAATTTAGCATCAGTATAAAGATTAAGATCAAAAGCAGAATACGAAGTTACTCCTACAAAACTAGCCAAAGAAGGATCGGATAAATCAAACCTTACAGTGTTGTTCTTATAAAGATTAGTTAGAGGATTGATAGGAGATAAAGTTCCAGCAGATGCAGAAGTTATATTTACAAATTCGGGTTCAAATTGTTCAGATTGATATTTACTCAAACATAATTTAACTTTACTAGTAGAAAATTTAAAGATATAATACATCTTCTCATCTTCTAATCCTCCTGAAGCAGTTGTTGCCGTATGAATTACTTTATCACCAGTGTTTAATCCATGATTAGTAATTTCAATAGTATTAGCACTAGTATCAACATTACCTGCTACAAATGATTTGGGATTAAATACTATTCTTCTATTAAAATCATTATACTTAACTGTAACCGTTGTACCTATTCCTGGTTGAACATCAATA